GGTCTTTGTACTTCTATTATTTTCATTTCTTTACCAAGTATTTAAACGCACTATCATAGAACGAACCTCTCACCTCATTGCCATTCATAAACCTGTACAGTGTAGCGGCATTAACGTTCATATCCTCTGCCATGTGAATGATTTTGTATCTGTATGACAGTTGTTCATTGAGCTCTCTTCTTAGCCACTCAGAGAATGACTCATCGAGATTAAGATATACTGTCTTAGAACGGTAAGTCATCCTGCTCAGCTTGTGGTTGAACACTTGAAGCTGCCTCACCTGTTACTCTCCATGCATCAAGAGTGTTATAGTATCGACCATTGAACTCCCTGCCTCTTAGGTTGTATGATACCTCCACATTTTGACCTGGCTTGATAGAGTCTAAGATAGACATCTTATCATTGGTTGTTTGAAAGATAATATCCTGTGGATACTTTGGATCAAATGTTGTGATTACAAACTCTCTCACTGAGAAACGGTCTGAGATTACATTAACCTCATTGATGAGCTTAACAGCTCCTTTGATTGTTGATTCTGACATTATTTAAAATTTTATTGTTAATAAACCCCATGCTAATTTTAGCTCTCTACGTTGCTGGGGTTGTGCAACCTTAGTGCTTTCAATAAACTCCTTTTCTTTGCCTTGAGGAACAACAGTAACTGTTCCCTCTTTAGCATCCTTAATAATGTGTGGTGAACGTTTTGTAAGCTCACAAGCCCTACTTTCAAATGGAAGTGTTATTTGTTTAATATCCTTATATGCTTTATGAGATGGATATTCAAAATTTATGTATTTGTCAAAGTAATTTTTAGATACTATGTTTATATGAACATTTGATTGACCATTGAATATCTTATCTCCTTTTTTTATAATAAGACTAACATTTGCCCATCTATATAATTTATGTTTTTTAGCTGTTATTGAAATTGGATTATCTACAACACCATTACTATCTGTAACATCAAGCAAAAAATCTCTAAATATTTGCCAAGTCATCTCATCTTTTTTATAGATATCTTTAGATACTTTCATTATTTATTATTTAATTCATTTACATATTGAGCATAATATTCAGAGCATGCTATTAATCTCTCTTTTATTTGTTCTTCAATGGCTGTATCTCTCTCATAGCTAAGCACAGTCACTCTGTGGTGCATAGGTATGTGGTCAACTCTGTGAATGGATAGGTTATCCCACTCAGTGAGTAGCTCATCGGGTGTAGTGTACATGGTGTAGACTAACTCAAAAGCTGGCCTATCGTATAGCCACATGTATGCTCTACCTTGCCACTCATAATCAGATGACTCACCCTCTGATGGTGTTGCAGGGAAGGTATCTAATGACCATGAGCTCTTGATGTCAATGATGAGGTCATCTGTTATGATGTCACAGCATCCACTCATGTAGTCATTAGTTACTCTGAGCTCGTTCTTAGTGTAGTTAGTGAACCTCACGTTGTTGAGCAGGTTGATACCCTCATGCTCCCACTCAGTTCCTTTAATCATTGGCTTAGTTTTGATTTCTAAGTTGTATCCATAGAAATCCTGCTTGGCAATCTTGCGTATCTCAGACTTAGCAGTCTCTGATAGCATCTCTGACTTACTCCTTGAGTTGGTCATTAGCTTACCTAATTGTGATGGTCTCCATTTCATACTACCAATATTTAATTATAAAATGAGCTACTACATATATTATAGCTATGTTAATTGCTAAGCCTATTAATGCAGGAACTAAGCAGCCTATCCATTCTCTTAAATTCATAGCTGTGCCTCCTGTTCTTTAGTTAGGTTAAACTTTGCTTTGAGCTGCTCAACAGTGTACTCACCTGCTGCAATCTTATCAAGAGCACCTTTGAAGCGTTCTGCAGATAATGTTTCTTTAACAGGCTGCTTAACTGCTTGCTCTGCTGTGTTAGCATCATCATCTATAGCTTGAAGGGATAGACTTGATTGCAGGGTATACCTCCTGTAGTAGGTCACAGCAGAACCTAACTGCTGGGGTGTCAAGTTTGTTGGTAACTCCATGCATGACTCTATCATTGCACCTGAGTCGATGTCAATAATCTGAGTGCATACGTTGTTGCCTTGGATAGGTTGTAATAATAGCAGGCCATTCTCAAGTAAGATTGGCTCAACAGCATCAAGCAAAGCATTGATGTCAGCATAGGCCTTCTTGAAGTGTGGATTGGTTGCGTTCTTAGTTACCTTACCAATGGCTAACTTTGCCCTGTGTAACTTCTGGTGTAGAGTAAGCGTGTTGCCTAACTCATTGAGCTCCTTAATTTTTTCGGTAGTAACTTCTGGTGTAGAGTAAGCGTGTTGCCTAACTCATTGAGCTCCTTAATTTTTTCGGTAGCTGTTTTGATTTCTTTTTGCATAACTGATTTTTTAATTTCGTCAAAGATAATAAAACTTTGCATATTTACAAATTAAAGTTATTAACATTTGTATGTTAACTCCTCACCTGTGAGTGCAAAGTACAGGTTTTCAAGTTGGTGGACGTATTTGAGTTCCCACTTACCAAAGGCTATATGATCATAAGAATATATCCAGATGTCTATATCATTTAAACTATAACATTTAGAGTCTCCTGCAAGTCCATATTGTTTAAACCCTACCTTAATCAACCACTCCTCACTTATCTCAAGAGCCTGATAAAAATCATCAATCTCATCATCTAATAAATTTTCAATATCCTCTAAGTTAATGAGTCCTATCTTATAAGTTCCATCACCTAACTCAATCTTATATGAGTTACCTAATCTAATTTCATGTGAGTCTAATGTCATAATCTAATCTATTTCATTATTAATCCCCTTTACAGGGTGTTTATATTTCTTCCTAAGATGTTTCAATTTTACTTTGAATTTAGGCATTTTTAGTTTGATTCTCATATTAAAATAATTTAGTTTGTAATCCAATTTTTTTTAATCTATCAATATCACCCCATTGATTTGCCATAGCTTGTGCAATACCTTGAAATGTTTTACTTCTTAAGGTTCTTCTTTCTTGAGGTGTTTTTGCTGTTAACAAAGCATTATAATACCATAAAGGCTGACTTTTTTTTCTTCCTGTTTTTTTATCTATCCATTCATATCTTTCACCTTTTCCAACCATTTTTGTAGGTAATAATAAAGGTAAATTTTTTAACCATAAACAAGTAGTTTTTGTTGCCTCATCACCAAACATATATGGCTGTATAATTTGATCAGGTTCTCTAATATAAGTTGATATAACTGAAACAGGATTTTCAATAGCAATATGGTTTATTTTACTATCCATTAATTTATGAACAAACTCAAGAGCATCCATTTGATTTCTATAACGATCTTCATTTCTTGATCCATCTTTATTATACAACCATCCTGCTCCACTTACAGATAAAAAAGTACATGGAGGATGTGCTATCATAATATCCCAATCATTATCAATAATATCAAATACATTTTTTTGATAATGCCATTCAGGATTCCCACCACTACAAGGTAATAAATCACAACTAAATGATTCATGTCCTAATTTTCTAAATTCTTTTGTAACTGCTTGACTTTCTTCACAAGCCACTAAGATTCTCATATCCCTAATGTAAATTGTTCATACCACTCAACAAAATCATCAAATGTTCTCACAATGATATACACACCGCCTGCCCTTTCAATGGAGGCTTGATATTCCTTTTGAACATCTGACTGTCTGTCTTTTCCATATTTTATCTCGATCTTAACTGACCGCCCTCTGATTGTTGCAGAAATATCTGCAGTTCCTTTGGTTGACTGTCCGGGTGTCCATTTGCCCGGTAACTGTTTTGTGTGTGCCATGATGCCAGAACCGACCGGTATCTTTGCTCCTTCCCTGTACTGACCTTGTGAGCTTATTCTCTCAGCTTGACCGCCCATGAACTGTATCCATGCAATGACACATTTTGTCAAGGCATTAGCAGAGTTATCTGTCCAATCAGTCTTAGGGATGTATGCCTCTGGCATGTTAGGATACTTCTGTTTCAACTGCTCCATCATAAGAGCATTGAGTTTGTCTTTGTTAATTCGTTTCATATTAAAATGGTGTTTCTGTTTTTACTTCAATATTATCCCACACATCCTCATCTTGAGGAGGTTGTACATTATCACTCTCAAATACTATCCATCTGATATTATTTGTTTTACCTTCAAAAATCTTATACTTATGATACTCAGCAAATACATGCAGCCATTGAGTAAATTTCTTTTTACTTAGCTTAGTATAGTCAGTGTACTCCTCAGTAAATAATCTATGCAACTCATCTTTGTACAGCCTTGTATTAAGTGGTAAATGGTCATCTTTTGACCATTCATAGAACTCAAATGATGTCTCTTTTATAAACTTCCTTACATCAAGATTAGTGAAGTCATGAGATACAAGTCCATTCTTAAGATAGTATTGACAGCAGTTAATCATGTAACTATCAAATCTTGCCCACTCCTCCTCATTCCAATCATCAAATAACATGTGGCCAAACTCATCAAGAGGTGAACGGTGGTATCCAAAATAATCAGACATCTCTACCTCAAATTTTCTGCGTTCAAATGACCCACCTACTCCTCCGATGGTGTAATTTGTAGTGATGACTATCTTAGGTGATTTTGTAACAGGTAACTTGATAGCATCTTGACCTTTATACTCAAGAGTAATACCTTCTGTTATCAATGAGAATAGATTTTCAAAGTTAAAATGCTTTTTTACATCATCAAATACTAATAATTGAGTATCAGTTGAAACAGTCTGATAAGGAAATGACTTAGTAAACTCAAAAGTTTTACCATCTATTGAGGATACTTTCTTAAGTTTGGCAAGAGCATTCCAAAATAAACCCTTACCACTTCCCCCATTAGGATTCTCAGAAATAGTCTGATCATTGAAAATAATTGCTTTGTTATTTGCTGAGGTCTTATAAGAATGCATCAAGTATCCTATCACTGACTTAAAGCTATTGTATTTTGCTGAGTCCTTACCACTAATGAGCCATAAAAAAGTTCTAAATTCTGATTTATGATGATCACATTTTTTATATTCTCTATCAACTATCTGTTTTTTCCATACATATCCATTCAAATCAATGTACTCATGCTCTTTAATTCCTTGCTTTGTAATCTCAATACAGCTGTTTCTATAGTATAAGTAACACTTATCAGCAGTATCCTCAAGCATATCAACTTCTGAGCTATCAAGCATGGATAAAAATTCAGATGTGAAATACTTTGAACTACCTGCCATCAAGTCATAAGGTTGAAATCCTATCTCTTCTCTGGATAAAAGAGAGCTAAGAGTAAAATCTTTTATTCTCTTCTCATTTGTCTCTTCAATTAGATTCTGCTCTTTGCGAATAAAGGTGTAAGTATTACTGTCAGTTGGGAAGTACTTAAAAAAGT